GGAGCTTTACCCTTTGCCTGTGGTGAGGGGTAACTTCGTGTGGAAGGATGGTATACAGGACAGCGAGGTGCTTTGGTCTGCAAGCGATAACGGGAAGTGGCGCATATCTTGGCTGCCTCCAGAGCATCTAAGGAACAACAAGGTTACGAGGAATGGGAAGTGGTTCCCAGGCAATGAGTTCCTAGGCTGTGGTGGGGTTGACTCCTACGATATTGACAATACGATGGATGGGAGGGGCTCCAAAGGGGCTTGCCATCTATTCAACAAATTCAACATTGAGCACCCATCCAATCTGTTTGTTGCCGAATACGCAGAGAGGCCACCTCTTGCGAGGATTTTCTATGAGGACGTTCTCCAAGCTGCCGTATTCTTCGGATACCCACTTCTCATTGAAAACAATAAATACGGGATTGTCCGATACTTTGAGGCAAGAGGTTACGACGGGTTTATCCTCGACCGACCAGAACATCTCAGGGCTCCACATAGTAATGCAAATATAAAAACCAAGGGCATTCCCTCTAATAGTCAGGACGTTATCCAGGCTCACGCACAGGCCATTGAGTCCTATATTCACGAGCACGTAGGCATCAACGACGACTCAGGGAACTACGGGAAGATGTATCTGGAGAGAACCCTTGAGGACTGGATTAACTTCAAGGTGGATGACAGAACCAAGTACGACTTAACGATATCTGCAGGCCTTGCCCTTTTGGCAGCTCAGAAGTATAAAGTCGCTAAGGTGAAAGCCGATTTGTCAAATAAGGTCTTCTTCAGGAAGCACAAACCCATAACTCGCTTATAGTCAGCCATTTTTGAGTATATTTGTAGCCAAATTGACCAATCGAAAGGAATGGCTAAAAATATAAACTTCCCCAGTGGGAACTTCCCTAATCCTTTGGCTTCTACGGAGGTCAAGCAAACAAAGGAGTATGGGCTAAAATACGCAAAGGCGATTGAAAGCCAATGGGGCCGAACTGACGATGTGCAGAGTGCATTTGCAAGGCGATACGGGGAGTTTGAGAGGAACAGGGATTACGCCAACGGGACGCAAGATGTCACCGTCTACAAGCAGATTCTAACATCGCTAGACCCCAACAACGGGGACGGTTCTTTGATTAACATCGACTGGTCGCCAGTCCCCATCGTCCCTAAGTTCGTTCGCATCGTTGTAAACAAGATTCTAGGTCGCAAGCCCTACCCCAATGTAGAAGCTGTTGACCCTTTATCCATTTCAGAGAAAGAGAAGAAGAAGGCCGAGGTTAAGTTCCAAGTGAAGAACAAGGAGCTGATTGAGATGGCGAATCAAGCGGGGGTGAATACAGGGGTGGATACGAACAAAATCCCAGAAACCCCAGAGGAGGCTGAAATCTTCCTTGAGAGCAACATCAAGACCAATGCGGAGATTGCATCACAGATTGCAACGAATCTGACGCTTGAGTGGAACGACTTCAACGACGGGACCTTTAGGCGCTGCGTAAACGACCTCGTGTCGCTAGGGATGGCTGTTGTCAAGCGGGAGAACGACCCCAACTACGGGATTGTCGCTAACTACGTTGACCCGTCTTATTTCGTTCACTCCTACACGGAGGACCCCAATATGGCTGACCTAACCTATGCTGGTCACATTAAAAGGATTAGCATTCAGGAGCTCAAGAGGATTGCAGGGGATGAGCTTACGGAGGAGCAGTACGAGAAGATTGCTAGAGACGTTCAATACAAGTACTCCAACAACCCAGGGAGAATGGGTTACTCCAACTACGACAGGTACACCAACCGAATGACTTATGGTTACGATGAGTACATCATTGAGGTCCTTGACTTTGAGTTTATGTCTGTTGATGATGTTTACTACGAGAGCAAGGAGTCTAAGTTTGGGAACGTAGGGTTCTACTACAAGGGGGCTATGTACACACCTCCCCGTGAGAGCGTATACGATAGGAAGCCTTTTAAGATGTCCTACGCTACTGTTTACGGTGGTTCATACGTACTCGGAACAGATATGCTATACGGGTACGGGATGAAGAAGAACGTACCGAAGAATATCCACGACATCACAAGGGCACGTATGTCCTACAGCCCTATAGCTGTGAATATGCGTAGGCTTCAACCCAAGTCAATGGTTGCTTCGGTGATTGGCTTCGCTGACCAGCTTCAGATTACGCACTTGAAGATTCAGCAGTCCATTGCAAAGGCAAAGCCTGATGGTCTTATCATTGACATTGAAGGCCTTGAGAATGTACAGTTAGGACAAGGTGGAGACCTACAGCCCCTTCAGATTCAGGACATCTACGAGCAGACGGGTGTATTCTACTATCGCTCAAAGAACCCAGAGGGTGGATTTCAGAACCCGCCTATCCGTTCTATTGAGAACCAGATTCGAAACATCAACGAGCTTGTGTCTCTTTACAACCACTACCTACGAATGATTCGTGATGCCACTGGTATCAACGAGGTTGTGGATGGCTCAACCCCCAAGGGAGATGCACTTGTCGGGGTTCGCCAGCAAGCGATTGACGCTTCCAACAACGCCACCTACGATATCACTCACTCGTCAATGGTTCTGTTTAAGAAGGTTTGCGAGGACATCATCAAGTGCCTCCAGATTCTCCCAACGGATGCTGTCATCTACAGGGTTTACGAGAACGCTATTGGGAAGGCCAATATGGAGGTGCTATCCTCCTTTGCTGACCTACCGATGTACAACTTCGGTGTCAAGGTGGTCACGGAGATGAACGACGTTGACAAGGCTTACCTTGAAGCGAACATTCAAGCATCCTTGTCTCAGAAGGAGATAGACCTTGAGGACGCTATGGCTATTCGCAAGCTGAAGGACGTAGACCAAGCTGAAAGACTTCTACTTGTCAGGAGAAAGAAGAGAATTCGGCAAAACCAAGAGTTAGCTGCTCAAAACAGTCAAATGCAAGCCCAGGCCAACCAGCAGACGGCTATGGTGACATCGCAAGCTAAGATTCAGGAACTGCAAGCCCAAGCACAGTTGGAAGCTCAGAAGATACAGCTGGAGACGCAATCAAAGTCGCAGTTGTTGCAGACCGAGTATATGCTCAAGATGGAGCTAGCGAAGCTGGAGGCAGAGATGCGTAATACAATTACGGATGGTGCTAAGATGTTCAGGGAACAGCTCGAAGACAAGAAGGAGAAAGCAAAAGACGAGCGTGTCAAGGCTCAAGCTGTTGAGCAGTCTAAGCTAATCAGCCAAAGGAAAGGCGAGAGAGGTGAGTTACTCTCTGCAGATGAGGAACTTATGAATAGTATCTTTGGGGGCCAACAACAAACACAGAATGAGCAAGGTTAACTTAGACATAGCCCAAAGGCTTGATATTACCTGTAGAAAGGGAGACACGTTTAAGTTGCAGCTATCCGTCAAGGATGCTAATAACTTGCCTGTCAATACATCTGGCTCCGTTTATGGGTACAAGCTAGAGGTCCGTGAAACAGATACGGCCCCTACTGCAATTATCACTTCAAGTGGCTTTACATTCACGGGGGACGCAAGTGGGAACCTAACGATTGAGGCTTCTGCGACAACGATGAATGTTGACTCAGGGCTGTATGTGTATGATTTTCAAACAACTACACTTGTTTCCTCTATAACGGGGGCAAGCGGATTTGTGCAGACTTGGTTCTACGGGATTTTTAACATCAACGAAGACGTATCCGTCACCACATAGCTATGGCTTTAAACAAAATTATCGTAGTAAAAGAGACGGACAACAAGATATCCGTTGGCCTCCCAGTGACGCAAGAGACCCTTGATAGCGTTACGGATAGGGGTAATGTAACGAATAACTCAATCACTGTAAGCGGTCTTACGGTTAACGGGGCCATCAATGTAAGTGGTATTTCGGCTAGTGGGATAACGGCTAATTCTGCATCCATACTTGTAATCCAAAATGGGACTTCGTATAGCGGGAATCAGATGGTTGCTAATCAAGCTACCATCGGACAAGTTAACTCTACACTAACCACGACAAGCGGGATGGTTGCGACGAATGTCACAGCTACTACGATTAATGCTAGTGGCATTACAGCAAGTGGCGTTACAGCTAATTCAGTAAGTGTAGCAAATACACTAACCTCAACAGTTATTACAGCTACTAACGATTTGAATACACACGCTTTAAACGCTGTTGATATATTTTCTTCGACACTTGAGGTAGAAGACATTACGGCTTCTTCGGTTACATCGACATCGGTTATTGCAAATACCGTTTCAGCTGCTAGCGGTGTAAGTGTATCAGGAACCTCTGTGTTTGCTGGTAAGGTCGGTATAGGGATTGCTGTCCCGACAGCAGCTCTTCACGTAACTGGTTCTGCCCTTATTCAGGGCGATATTGATACAAATGGGAACTTGACGATTCAAAAGGGTAATCCTAGGATTAGACTCAGGGATACTTCTGGAGGAGGTGGTTCTCAAGGTTTTGACATACACGTAGATACTACTAGGTTCTATATTGATGACCACGCTCACAACTTTAACCTTTTAGACTACAATTTTAATGTTGCTGCATCTAGCAATACGCTTACATTAAAGTCTAATCGGTTTATTGTAGCGACTTCCCCAGACGGCAATTTCTCCCCTTCTTCTAGGGTTGTTGTAGACGGTAGCGGTAATGTGGCGATTGGTCTTTCAGGGACAACTCATAGGCTCCACGTTAGCGGAAACACAAGGATTGATGGGATTGTATCTGCTACAACCATTAACGCAACTGGCCTATCAAGCACATCTGGGACCTTTACGGTTGTAAATGCGAGTTCAACAATAACAAGCGGTATTACGGCTAACTCTGTGGCTGCCAGTTCAGTAACAGCTAGTTCAGTATTAACAAACATTATCGCCCCGTCATCTGGCTCTAGTATTGCTATTCAATCAGCTATTGTGGCTGGCTCTGGTGGTACGTTTACAGTAAACAACGATGGTAGCGTAAGAATGGGCTCTGTAGCAGATGGGGCTCAGTTACCAAACCCACTGCTTGAAATATGCAATGACACAGGCGCTTCTGGTAATCCATCAACCATTAGGCTAAGAAATACGGACTCCGATATTGCTGCTAACGATGTTATTGGTAGGATTGACTTTTTTAGCAACGACTCATCTAATGTAGGCGTAAAGGCTCGCATTCAAGGCGTTGCAACTGATACGACTCCAGATGGTTATCTCACGTTTCACACGCAAGGAGGCGGAGGTACTTCAGACCCATCCGAAAGGATGCGAATTGATTCTTCTGGTAATGTAGGTATTGGTACTTCCCCATCGGCAAGGCTCCACGTTAGCGGGAGCGTAAGGCTTGATGGGCAAGCTACTGAGACTCCTCCAGCAAATACCACGGTTGTCAATCGTTGGTTATTAATAAACATCGACGGAACCACCTTGAGACTACCTTTATACTTATAGCTATGAAAGAATTACTTGCGGTCCTTGAAAAGTTCACTAAGGAACCCATTGCTGGGATGCTATTCTTTACCATCATCTGCATTGGGTATCTGTACCTTGATAACAAGACCAACTACCAGCATCAGATTGAGGCTTGTGGGACGAAGGTTGAGATACTTGAGCAGAAAGTCAATGTCCTAGAAGGAAAGCTCAAAGTGAGCGATAGTCTCCTTGTGAGAGCCTTGGTTAAACTAGAATCCATCAACGCACAACGATGAAATACCTACTTGCTATCTGTTTAATCTTTTGCTCCTACTCTTGCGGGGATGAACCGTTAAACGCTAAGACAAAGAAGCCTTGCTGCGATGACAGCACGGCAAGTGCAGTTGATACGCTGGCTCTTCGTGTTGAGCACGTTATCCACGAGCTTGATAGCAAGCAAGCTGTTGCAGCGCCTATTAAACCAAGTTCAGCTAAAGTAAAACAGCTTGAAAAAGAGAACAAGCATCTCAAGGACAGCATCAAAGAACTCCACGAATACTTCGTATCAGAGCTAAAGTAAGATGGATAACCGCATCAAGAACCTCATCAAGAAGCACGGGTTAGCGGGAGTCAACCGAGCCAAGAAAACCCCTAGCCACCCTACAAAGAAGGGTATCGTTCTTGCCAAAGAGGGCGATAGGGTGAAGCTTATCCGCTTCGGGGACCAGAATATGGGTCACAACTACAGCCCAGAAGCTCGTAAGTCGTTTAAGTCAAGGCACGGTAAGAACATTGCCAAGGGCAAGATGAGTGCAGCCTATTGGGCTGACAAGGCTTTCTGGGGTGGTGCAGGGGCAGACAAGAAGATGCCACCGAAGTCTCAGAAGTACACAAGAGGATTGAAGAAGTACGCAGAGGGAGGTAAGGTAGCCACAAAGACCAACCCATCTCTTTGGGAGAAAGCCAAGTCGCAAGCCAAGGCTCGTATGGGTGGTAAGCACAGCGCAAGAGCTATGCAGCTCGCTGTGTCCATCTACAAGAAATCTGGAGGCGGATACAAGGGCCCCAAGAAGGAGACTGGCCTATCCAAGTGGACCAAGCAAGACTGGACGACTTCATCTGGTAAACCATCGGAGGGTAAGCGTCGCTATCTCCCACGCAAGGCTTGGTCTGCGTTGTCTTCTGCAGAGAAGGCAGCAACCAATAGAGCCAAAGCTGAAGGGAATCAGCAG